CTTAAAAGATTTTGATTATTTCCGCAGGGTTTACTTGGGGCGCGTTCCTTCTCCGTGGCAGGTAGATGCCGCATACAAAATTGTTGCCAAACTTGATTCCAAAGACAAAGAATTTTTGGTTCTTAATTGTCCGCCGGGTGCGGGTAAATCCACATTGTTTCATGATGTGGCTGTGTGGTGTATCGTGCGCAATAGATCTATCCGCGTCATGATCGGATCAATTTCGCAAACGTTGGCAAAAATGTACAGCCGTCGTATTCGAGACACGCTTGAACGCACCGTGCCTTTGCAACCAGATCCAGAATTAGTCAAACGAGGGTTGGCATTAAACGCGGAGGCTTGTCTTGCTCTTGACTTTGGCAGGTTTAAACCAAACAACGTAGGCGCTTTGTGGCGTGCTGAAGAATTTGTAGTTGAACAACTGGGCGGAGCTGGTTTAGATAACAAAGAACCAACCGTTTCTGCTTATGGTATTGAATCGGAGTTCATTGGTCATCGTGCCGACTTGTGTTTGTTTGATGACGTTGCCAGCCCAGAAAACGCAAAAGAATCCATAGCCAGAGACAAATTAATTGAACGATGGGATTCAATGGCTGAAGCTCGCGTAGATCCAGGTGGCGTTCTTGCTGTTATCGGTCAAAGACTTGGACCCGGCGATTTATATGCGCATTGTTTGTCAAAGGTTACATATGAAGATGTAGAAGAATACGACGGAACAGATGTTCGTTTTCAGCCAGATGCGGAACCTATTAAGTCCGCTAAATACGAACACATGGTCTACAAGGCTTACTACGAAGAATTAGACACCGGTCCTGCTTCACGCAGGCAGGATGCTCCCGCTTGGCCTAACGGACCGTTGCTCGAACCATATCGTTTGACTTGGAAAGATTTGTCTTATATCAGGCATTCAAACCCAAGCAAATTTCAAGTCGTGTATCAACAAGAAAACTTGGATGCGGGCAACTACTTGATTGAAAGAGTTTGGGCTACTGGTGGCATGGGTCCTGATGGGGTTATGTATCCAGGCTGCGTTGATAGAAACAGACAACCTGGTTATGTGCCATGGGGTTTAGAAGGCCCGCTTATTTCAGTTGCTTCGGTTGACCCGTCCCCCACTCAGTTTTGGGCCATTCAATGGTGGATTTACCAACCGTCAACCAATCTGCGTTATTTGATTGATATTGAACGGTGCAAACTTAGCGCAGAAGAACTATTGGGATATGACACGGGTAGCGGTGTTTATTCGGGAATTATGGATGAATGGCAGAACAGGTCTTTGAGTGCTGGTTATCCAATTACTCATTGGATCGTTGAAGTAAATGCTGCACAACGATTTCTTTTGGCACACGACTTTGTGCGCAAATGGCAAGCGTTTCATTCGGTCAACGTCGTGCCGCACACAACCTCTAGAAACAAACTTGATGAAAACCTGGGCGTTGAAGCATTGTTGCCGCCGTTATGGCGCACCGGTCAAGTGCGGTTGCCAACCATGATTGAGAACTGGAAAACCCTGGCTCTTATTGATGAAATGACTTCTTGGACCCGTAATAAAAAGAACGGTACTGACTTAGTTATGGCGCATTGGTTTGCTGAATTACATATGCCAAAACTAAGTCCGTTGATGGCACCACCCAAACGTTGGCGACCTTCTTGGTTTGCGGATACTGGTATGATACGATAACGGGTTATGGCTAAACAAGATGCACGAAAACAGTTTGTACAGGCAAGGCTTAAAGCACTTGGCGGGGATCCTACTCCAGAAAAAAGAGCCAAACTTCGTCAACGTTTTAACAAGTTGTCAGAAACCAAAGAAGGGCGCACAAGAATTGCTCAAGTTGTATTACCCGATGGAACACCAGAACAACGCAAAGCTCTTAAGCAATCTTTAAGGCCAACCAAGACTTCAACTACTGGTAGTTCAAACAAGGTTGATTTAACTAGCGTAAGAGATGCTACGCCATATAGACCAACAGTTATTAGTGATGGCACTACTGCTAAAAACAATTCTGAATCATCTGCAGCTATTCCAAAACCAAATGTTTACGGTGATACTTGGGAAGAAAAAGTAGCTTTAAAATTAGAACAATGGAACGTACCAGTTTTTGGCAGAGTTGCTGGAATTGGTCGAGCTTATGATGAAGGTAAAATTTCTACCGTTATTCAAAAAAGCGCTGCTGCATTTTTAGAGGCAGCAGTTACGGGCGCCCTGCTTGGAACCAATCAAGCAGGAACAAAAACAAACAAACTTTCGTCTCCTACAAATCCTCCTACAAATCCTTTTAGCACTCAAAAAGTAACCCAATTTGATCCATCTAAAATGCGAAAAGCTCTTGAATCTTACAATAAACCTGGAACTCCGTTTAAGAGCAGTGTTTCTGGTGCAAACAAACCAACATCAATGCCCGTAACACCAGATTTTAAAGCTAAACCAACTCCTGAATTTATTCCTGGGGGTGTTGATCGATATCCAACATTCAAAAACCCGCCAGGAACTAAATCGCCAGCACGATCAAAACCAACAAAAGAAACCAAAGGTGGCAAACCAACAGCCACAACTGTCCCAGCTACAACTATTCCAGCTACGACGATTCCGGCTACAACTGTTCCTAAACCAGTTACTACAACTGTTCCTAAACCGGTTACCACAACCGCTCCCAAAAAATCTACGGCTACGACTGTTCCAACTCCAGCTTCACCCCCACCAACAGCGCCAAGACAATATGATAAACGTGGCAAGGGAATTGGTGAACCTTTAGATATTCGAGTTGGCGATCCGATGCCAGTTAAACCAGTTAAACCCGGAGGCATAAGCAAGGCTCAATGGGAAATGTCAGATGCCGTCATTGATTACGAAGTGAGATTGCAGAACTATTACAGGATCAACAAAATCACTCCTCCTAAAAAGAAATAGCACATGCGGACTACCGAAGAAATCGTAGAGTTATATAACCAACGCCGTATTGCAAAAGGTCCTTTGCATGATCAAATGCGCAAGGTTCGTTCGCTTGCAAACGGCGATATTGTCGTTCCCCTCAATGAATTAGATCGAAACGCTAAATCAAATATCGCAAACCTTTTGGTACAAGGTTTGGATCAAATGTCAATGCGTGTTGCATCAACAATGCCTTCACCGTTTTTTCCACCCGTTAAAGAGGGTTCAGAACGAGCAAAAGGTTATGCGGATACCCGACGCAAAGCAATGTTGTCAATTTGGGATCAAAACAAAATGCCAATGAAGATGCGTAGACGAGCACGACATCTTTTGGCTTATTCGTCATCCGCGGTTGTGCTTAAACCAGACTTTCGCACACTTACTCCAAAATGGACAGTTCGCAATCCTCTTGACACTTTTGCTGCACCTGTTGACGATCCAGACGACATGCTTCCAGAAGATTGTATTTTTACATTTAAGGCTACTGCTAGTTGGTTGATTGCTAATTACGGAGAAGCGGTTCTTGGAACTTTACGAATGGGCAAAGTAGATTCTGATTCAAAGTACACAATGCTTGAATATGTTGATGCTGATTCGTTGCAACTGGTTGTTGTTGGTGCAGAAAACGATCCTGGTTTAAGCTCAGCAGAACGAGCAGGAATTGATTCGCTCACCTTGGAAGTCATTCCAAACAGAACGGGGATGCCACTTGCCATTATTGCAAACCGAATAACGCTTGATAAACCACGCGGACAGTTTGATGGAAGCTTGGGCATGTACTACACTCGCGCACGACTGCAAGCATTGACAGAAATCGCCATTGAACGCGGCATCTTCCCAGAAGAATACCTAGTTGCACGAACCGGTGAAAACCCAGAAATCTTGCAATTGGCAAACTCCAAACAGGGCGTTCTTGGTGTTGTTAAGGGTGGAGACATCGTAAGCAAAGACTTAAACCCTGGATACAAAACATACGAAGCTTTGGATCGACTTGAGCGTCAAGAACGCCTAGAGAGCGCAATACCAGCAGAGTTTGGTGGCGAATCAGCTTCCAATATCCGCACGGGTCGACGTGGTGAAAACGTACTTTCAGCAACGGTTGATTTCCGAGTGCAAGAAGCTCAAGCAATTTTTGAAACAGCTTTGTTGGAAGAAGACAGAGTGGCTATTGCTATTGAGAAATCATATTGGGGAGATTTTCCAAAAACCTTTTTTATTCCTTCACGCGCTGGAGTAGCCCAAGAAAGTTATGTGCCAAACAAAATCTGGGAAACAGACTTCCATTATGTTACCTATTCGGCTGCTGGTTCGGATGTAAACAGTTTGATTGTTGGTTTGGGTCAGCGTCTTGGCACCGGCATGATGAGCAAAGAATCAGCCCGCGAAGCCGACCCATTGATTACGGACCCGGATCTCGAGCATGATCGAATCGTGTCAGAAGGTGTTGAAGCAGCTTTGTTGTCGTCTATCCAAGCACAAGCAGCAGACCCTAACGGCCCTTATCAATCAGATGATCTTGCATACCTAACCAAACAAGTAGTTGAATTAGATGTGACTTTATATGAAGCAGTTAGAAGAACACAACAACGCGCACAGGACCGTCAAGCAATGATGATGCCAATGGGTTCTCCAGAAACAATGCCAGGTTTAGCAATACCGGGCATGGGGGGTGAAGCTCAAGTAGCAGGTCCAGCAGGGCCACCACCTATCGAGGCACTACTAGCACAATTGGGAGGATAAGTGGCGGATTACAACACAGTTAAAGCAAACTTGGCAAAACAAACTGCCAAAAATCAAACATACGGTAAAGCCAAAGAACAAATGGTTGCACAACAACTCGTACCGATGGGGCCTCCACCGACAACAGTAGATGCTGCAAAACCTGTTGCGAAAAGAGAAACCCCAGCTCCATTTTTTAGGGCTACGGAAAGACCCAACGAACCAATTACTGCCGGTATGGATTTTGGTCCTGGAGTTTCTTCGGTAGGTGCAGGAGTTCCAAGACAATATACAAACGACATCGCAATGATGGAAATCAAAGAAATTTTAAAATATTTTCCAAATGACGATTTGTTTGATTTGGTGTCGCGTTATGGCGGGGGTTAATTATGTATGGTGCCTATTCTGGTCTTAGGCCGCAAGATTATGAAGTTGTAGAACGCGAACTCGATTCGTCGTTTCAATCAACGCCCATGACCGTAAACCAGGTTGTGGCTGGAAATTTAGCACGTATTAATGCTCGCGCTCCGTGGCTGCAACCGCAGACCATGTTGTCTTTGGCAAAAGCTGGTGCTTCTGATGCTGCAATTGATGAAGTAGCAAAATTAGCAGCACAACGAGAATTGGATACTTATGAACAACGTTTGCAACAAGCCGGCGAAGTACCAAAAGCAGTTAGATGGCTTTACACAGGAATTGGTTTTGGTTTAGGCAAAACAAAAGCAGCTTATGAATTTCTTATACCAAAACCAATTAAAAGTATTGTTAGTGGGGTTCCAGGCGCAACAGGGCAAGCTTTCGGCAATGTCCTTGAATACACAAATCTTGAGGCCCCGCTTAAAACAACTACAAAATATGGCGTAGCTGCACTTGACTCTTTTTACCAAATTATTCAATCATCTCCAAGACTTCTTTTGGGAGTTGCTTCGCCTGGAGCTGCAGTTTCTAATATGTTGGAACCAGGGGCAATTGATATCGGCGGAATTTTTTATCAAACATCGCTAGCAACGCTTTTGGATGCAAGAGAACGTGGGATAGAAACTGGCAATTGGTTGCCAAACGAAAGAATGATTCAAGAACAAGCACGCCGAGCAAGATTGATACGTGGCGTAACTGATCAAGGACATGCATACACTCCCGGGCGAGGATCGGCAGGAGTAATATTTAGAGAAGGCACAGAACCCTATATGCTTGCTTCTGGATTTATTGATGCAGCAATTATGCTTGCAATTCCAGATCCAAGCAAACTTATAACCAAGGGAATCAAAGCCGCAAAAGGCGCAATCGGCGGTTTCAGAAGTTTTAGAACTGCTGAGGGACTCGTTGAAGGAGCAAAAACTGCCTCAACTGTGCGCGGACTTGTGCCGTTGTTGTCTGGTGAAGACGCAAAAAATTTAAGAAAGTTGCTTAAAGAAGAAGCAGGTTTAACTGAAGGTTTGGCTGGGGTTAATGTTAATCAAGAAAGATTCTTAAGTTTTTTTAATAAAAATCCGACGGCTTTAAAACTTACACAAAAAATTATTGATACAGAAAAACCGTCAGAAATCAAAGAATTGTTCAACTATGACATTTCTAACGAAATGGCTGTCAGGTTGGCTAATTCAAAAAATCAAAATGAAGTTTTGCAAAACTTCACAAGAGGTTGGACTTATACAGGGCCAGATGTTTTTGTGTCTCCAGATATTGGTAGATACAGAGTTAAAAGAAGGCCGTTTGTCGGTGGACTAAAAAACAGCAGAATGTTTACCGAAGTGCCAAAACAGCAAATAGTGGTAAACGGCGACGAAATGCAAAGTACTGAAGCAATTAAGAACATGACGAATTGGCTACGAACCGAAGGCGTTTCTTCGGAAGACATTACAAAGTGGCTTGATGGCTATGAGGAAAATGGCGTTAGATTTGTTGGCGCAATTCGGGCAATGACGCAACAGGGCAACCCGGTTCAAAAAGCTCAAATGTGGACTGCTTATGAACAACTTGCAGCTTTGACTTTGCGTCAAAACGGCGTTACCCAACCTGTCATCAAAGAAGTTCTTCAGGAATCTAGTGAACATGTTGACAGAGTTAAAAGTTATTTTATGGATGCGTTTGGTAACGAAACCGATAACGCACACATGAGCATAATGCTGGACTTGATGAAAGATCATTTGCCAAAAAACATATATGACGAATTGCTCGACAACGTTGGTGAACGTTTTACCGACATTCAATTTGCTCAACCAATGCAAATTGTAGAAATGTTAAACAGAATTCAAATTTTGCCCAATCCGCGAGAAATACGTCGTTTAACAAGAAACAGTTTAACGAGAAGAATAATTAACGCCGTACCGTTAAAAGATGAAGAAGGTTTTACAAAGTTAAGAAAACTCGCAATTACTTCTAACAAAAAAGAAGTTACCTTGACAAAAATTGCCGACAGGGCAGAATACGAAAGATTGACGCAAGAAATTTTAAATTTGCAAAACACTCAAGGTCCAGCCAGATTGGCTAACGCTGATTTAATTGATCAATTAACAGATGCCAAAAAAGCATTAGAAATTCCTTATCGAAAAAGAGTAATTACTGGAGAACAAAGACACGCACTTGCTTTGCTTGAGCGACTTCAAAATAGAATTTGGAAACCGCTTAGTTTGGCAACATTTGGTTACACGGTAAGAAACGGAATTGATGCTCAGTTCCGAATGGCTTTTGGTGGTGTTACCGACCCAATTAGACACCCGATGGATTATTTAAATCTTCTTTTCGGTTCAAAATACAATACGGATCTTAAGGGTTTTGATATTACAGCAAAGAATATCATCAAAATTTCTATGGACGACATAGCTGAAGACGGCACCATCATCAAAGCCGTATCGGGCGATTTTGATGACATGCATAGAAATAAAGTTATTCAAGATTTGATGGACAATTTGTATCAAACATCAAACAATGTTGGCTTTACTGCAGAAAATTTGTTGTACAAAAAAACCAAAACCGGTTCATTCCCAAGAGTTAATAGAAACTCGGGTCCGCCAAGTTATCCATCTCAGCTTCACACGGATGGAGTTGTTGCTGCTTTGGGTAAAACTTACACCGATCCTTTGCAGGTTATTGCGGCGCAAGGTTTGTCCGCGGGCTTGGATGAAAACCAAATTTTAGACATAATGGTTGATTATTTTGAAAGCAACCCAAAGACAAGAACTGTCAATGCTGTCAAATCTTTGTATGCTGCCGGACCAAATTATTATCAAAACGGTCAATTGTATAAATTGATTGGAACCAACTTAGACGAATTGCGCACAACCAATCCAGAACTATACCGTCAATGGATCCGAAACGTGCATATGAAAACTGTTGTTTTGGACAATGTCAGAAAAAATACTGGCAACTTAGATGACATTGTATTTATGGCTGCGCACGACAGGATTCCAATTCGTGAACTTACGCAAAATGTCCCAGTAAGTCAAATTAAATTAAAGGGAAATGCAACAATGAAAATAGGTGCCGAGGGTTTTGTCACCAATCCCGAAGGCAAAGAAATACCAGGCATTGTCAACAGGATCATTGATGGTCCTGGAAACGAACAATTAGCCGTATTCATACCTGTCAAGGTAGGAAAAAATAATAAACCAATTGGCGCGGTTGCTGCAACTGGCAAGGAAACGGTTAAAGGTTCGCGAGAAGCAAGAAGAATAATTGAGAGATCACCATTAAAGTCGGCTGAAAACCCAGATGCTCCAGGATTGCCAACCACAGTAACAAGAGAGCAAAACATGTGGTCCCCGTATCCAGATGAAAAATTTGATGCTATGCAACTTAGAAGCATCAATTGGTTTTTTAATAGCTTTAATGACGTGGTTGTTCGCAAGCTCGAAAAATCTCCTACGTTCAGGCATTTTTATTACAAAAACGCTGGGAAACACATAGATCAACTGTCGCAAGAAGAAGGCGTTAAATTGTTTGAAAGAATCAAAGAAGCCGCGGACGAAAACGGCGAATCAATACGCAAGTATCTTGGGGAAAGAAACTTTCGGGACCCTAATGGCGTTGGAAGAAAAATTGAAAATTTGCCCAATCGTACAAATGTTCAGGGAACCTTGACCCTTGACGAACTAGATGATTATGCTCGTTTTCAAGCCCTTCACGACACCAAAGATTTGTTGTATGACGCAACCGTTCGTAACAACTTTACGGATGCCATGCGAATCATTGCGCCATTTGCCGGAGCTTGGCAAGACGTTATCGGTACATGGATGAGGTTTGCTGCTTCGGAAAACGTTCAACTTGCCAGAACTGCCCAAAGAACATATTCGGGTTTTGCAAACGCAGACCCAGACCAAGATGGTCGATCTTTTTTTTATCGAGATCCAACAACCAACGAAATGATGTTTACATTTCCGCTTTCTGGTGCATTGACCAAAGTTTTTACAGGAATCAATGCGCCCATTGTTGGACCAGTAAAACGATTTTCACAAGGTATTAGCTATTATCCTGCGTTGGGTCCATACGCACAATTCGCGGTTTCAAAACTTATCCCCGATATACCTACATATCAAGATTTAAGAAATTTTTTGCTTCCGTATGGTGAAAAAAGTCTTGTTGAAACGATCAACCCAGTACCTGGGGCGGTAGCAAAAACTATTGAAGTTGTAACAGGGAATACCGAAGAAATGACAAGTCTCTTTGCAAAAACATATATTGAAACGCTTAGAGCATTATCGGTCAACCCAAAATACAATTTGAACGATCCTGATTCTGTTATTGAACTTCAGGCAGATGCAAAATCTAAACCTAGAGTTTTGACGCTCATACGAGCCGCAAATCAATTTGCTGGACCCGTTTCCGGTTCTCTCGATTTTAAAGTGCCGACAAAAATAGGGGATCAATATGTCAGCGAATTAAGCAAAGTATTTGTTGATTTGCAACAAAAAGACTATGACACCGCCGTGCCAATTTTCTTAAAAGTATTTGGAGACGAACTAGCTCTGTATGTGGCTTCAAAAACAAAATCACAAGAAGAAGGTTTGGAAACATCGCAAGAGTTTGAAAACTGGGTTATAACTAACAAAGACTTCGCCAAACAATACCCAGGATTAGCAAACTATTTTGCGCCAAAAGGTTCTGAATTTGAATTTAGTGTTTACAACAGGCAGCAACGTCAAGGCCAACGCATCAGGCTTACAGACCGACAGCTAATTGAGGTTGCTCAAGAACGCATAGGTGCATCAAAATATCGCGAAGCTCGCAAACAATTTGGTGCTTTTCCAAACAAAAAACAACGTGAAGCATTGTTCGCTTACCGTGAATTTTTGCACGAAAAATACCCGGGTTTTAAAATCAACGTAGAATTTACGGTGAATGAAGTCAAAAACGACATAGTTACTTTGGGCGAAATGATCGATGATCCGCGCATGAAAAACAACCCAATTACCCAAGATTTGCGGGTTTATTTGAATGAACGCGAACGATTACTTCAACTGGCTGGGGGTAAAGGTTTTACCTCCCAAAAAGCCCAGAAGTACAAAATTCAATTGTTCCAACTTGGCGAAGTGTTGGCAAACAAAAACCCTGAATTTGATAGACTTTGGAACCGAAAATTAATCGCGGAAGTTGACAATTAAAATGGCTGTATCATCACAAAAACCAACAACAATACCAAAACCAAATCCTAATCAAAATCCTAATCAAGAGGAATTTGCGATTGTTGAGGACGAAACTCAGCAAGCAACAGAAACTGCAAGCCAAGAATTATTGCCGTTAATGCAACCAACTGTTAATTACTTTAGGAAAGTAAATGGTTTTGCTCCGGGCATCAATTCAAGAGTTCAAATACAAAGCATTGATCCAAATTTATTAGACCCGAACAATCCAGAAAGTGTTGTTTTTAATAAATTTGTTTATTCGCAAGTTCCCGGTACAACAAAAAAAGGCTTTTATAAAGGCGACGGATTAGTTAACGAAAACAACGAACTTGTTAGGGGCAAATACGGAGAAGAGGATTCTGAGCTAATTGATGCAGCAAACCAAACGTTGATTAATTTAAACGTTGTACCTTCAGACAGAATTAATTTATTAAAAGAATTAAAACGAGTTGGATTTTACGGGAATGATGAAATAAGCACAATTACTTTGTCTGGTGCTGGTTTTACCGCAGATGACACACAGGCCATGGCAAGATATTTGCTTTATTCGCAACAGCAATTTAAAACGTGGGAAGCAGCGTTTCCGACTTTGGCTTCGTTACCAAGTGCTTCTGTGGATTCTGGAAGGCGCTTTACTCCCTATTCTGATGCCGACATGGCTCGTTATTTGCGAGAGATGTCACTTGCGCTAACGGGAGAATTGCCATCAAAGGCAAAATTAAAAAAAATGTTACAAGACAGCGTAGCTATACAACGACAAGCTTTTGCAACCAACACCGATACCCCAAGCCTTAGTATCATTGCCGAATCTGTTGTTGCCGAAGCAAACCCAAAACAAAAAGTTGCTTATGGTTTAGGTAACGCCATAAGTCGAGCATTTGCAACTTTGGGCAGAGGATAGACCATGGCTGACGCACCAACCCTTGAACAATACATTGAGCAAAGACTTGTGCCTGTAGGCAAGTTAAAAAATACGCCTGCAAACCGAAAAAAATTGACCGATGAATGGAACAACAAATACCGAGGCGGCAATTCTGATAATTGGAGAACTTATTTTAAAATTCAGTTTCCGCAATTTGTTGATTTAATTGATGGTGGCGCAGGCGAAGCTCAAGCTCGTTCTGTATTTGGCGATGACTTAATTGATCTTTTCCTTGATGCTGCAAAGAATCCAGATAATTATGATTTTACCACCGACACGGGAATGCAGGCTTGGGACAACAAGGTTAAGGCAACCAAATTTTATCAGAACCTTTTGCCAAAACAAAGACAATGGGATTTGACTCCGAACCTACAAAAAGAAGAACAAATCAAAGTTGAGATTCAAAGAATCTTTAATGATTACGGCAATCTCAAACTCACCGAAGATGAAGCACGAAATTTTGCTATATACAACTTGCGCAATCAAGCATCAGATTTGCAACAAAAATACTATGGATTTAGTTTGGTTGGCGATCGAACCCCAAGCGCTGTTGCGGCTTTGCCAGACGCAAATCAAATTAAACAAACCTTAAAGGCATATGGTTATCAACCACGCGATTTAGACGCCCAAGTCCAATCAATTCTTACCGGCAAAAAATACAACGGTGCCGTACTTACCGAAGATTCTTTATTGGAAACAGCAAAAAACAATGCCAAAATTCTGTACCCACATTGGTCTGCTCAAATAGACAAGGGCAGTAGCTTAGATGACATTTTTGGAACATATGCAACATTAATTTCCAAAACCCTAGAAATTAACCCAAACACAATTACCAAAGAAACGCCACTTTTTAATGATATTTTAGACATGACCGACAAAGACGGCAAACCAATTTCGGGCACAGAACTTACTTATAAACTTAAATCTATGCCAAAATACAAATACGGACGTACGCAACAAGCAAACGATGAGGTTCGCGAGTTGATTCAAAGCTTGCAAACAGATTTTGGGATTTACAAATAATGTCAATGTCAGAAGAAGATCTCAGGGCGCTCTCTGAAGCTCGTGGTCGTCAAGTAACTCGCCCTACTTCTCAGACTACTTCTCAGACCTTAGATCCAGATCTCGTTTATCAAGCCCGTGGATATTACGGTGATGAAACCTACATTAACGAACTTGTAGCTAATACTGGAGTTGGGTCGGGGACTTTAGAGCAAAGACAAAATGCTCTTAACACTCTTATTCAACAAGGTAAGGCCCGCAATCTTGCAGAACGTGGATCAGAAGATGCTTTTCCGGGTGCCCCCACCAATAACGGTGGTGGTGGTGTAAATGATACCGGTGATGTAAATTTGCCTTCGGGTCCAGATGCTTTTCTTATGTTAAAAGCCGCACTTGAAGAATTGGGGTTAACAGGGCTGGATGGTCAAGTTAGAGATCTTGTGGCTCGAAACATAACAAAATCAGATGACGTGCTTTTTTATCTTCGTGACACCGAACAATACAGAACAAGATTTAAAGCCAATGAAGTTCGTAAATCAAAAGGTTTAACTCAATTGCTTCCTGCTGCATATGTCGCAATGGAGCAAGGTTATAAATCGGCGTTAATTGCCAATGGCTTTGATCCCACGCTTTACGATGAATACACCGATTTTCAAAATTTAATTTCTGGAGATGTTTCGGTTGCGGAATTGCAAAACAGGATTAATGAAGGATATAGATTGGTCGCAGATGGTGACCCCGAGGTCATCCGTCAAATGCAAGAACTTTACGACGTTACTCCGGGACAACTTGCCCAATACTTTCTTGACCCACAAAAAACTTTACCAAAACTTAAACAACAAGCAAATGCCGCCAATCTTGCAGCAAGAGCCAAAGAGCAAGGCAAATTACAATTAACGCCAATAACCGCAGAAGAACTAGTGTCTCGCGGTTATACCGAAGCTCAGGCCCAACAGGCCTTTACTTTGTTGTCTGAAAAAGCAGGTTTATTTAGCGAAATGGCAAACGAGGAAGTATTGACCGAATCACAAAAAATAGGTGCTGCTTTTGGTTATGACGTTTCTGCCCAACAAGCCATTGAACAAAGAGCCGCAAAAAGAAAAGCCGTTTTCCAGGGTGGTGGATCCTACGCCAGAACAACCGGCGTAACATCAGGCAGTATTGAAACTGGTCTTGGCGTAGCTGAATAATTAAATACTTAATTTTCGGTTATGGGTGTGTTATAGTTTGGTTATCCCAAACGGGATAACCATTGGAGCCCCCCGATTTCAATGTGTACACAAGGGTGAGATTTGCAGCCACTTTGGTCCCTCCGACCAGAGTGTGGGCAGAAGGAGTGGGTCATGTCAGATGCAAACATGGAGTTTGAAGAAGACGTTAAGGACCAGGTAGAACGGAATCCAGTACGCGCACAGCTTCGGAATCTTGAAGCCAAGAACAAAGAACTGGAAGCCAAACTGTTAGAAGCTACAGAGGCACAACGTAAGTTGGCATTTGTGGAAGCGGGCGTTGATTTAAACGCTCCGATTTCACGCTACTTCGTTAAAGCCTACGATGGCGAAATGACAGCAGAAGCAATCCGCCAAGCCGCAAGCGAAGCAAATCTCATTGGTGTTACGCAAGTAAAACCTGATACGCAAGCAGAACAAAATGCTTGGAATCGGGTACAAAGAGCGTCACGCGCCAGCGAGCAAAGCGATGGGCCTGTGGACTGGAACGCCAAAATCCAAAACGCCAAAAATCAAGACGAGGTTATGCAGATACTGGCTCAGGCTAATCAAGCAGCACAAAATAACTAGCCTCAAAGCGTGTCTTTGGGGAGAAAGACCTCAAGGTCATGGCAATTACACAAGCAAGTTCATTATCAGTAGATCAGCAAGCGTTTGATCAGATTGCGTATTTCGCACTCCGATCAGAAATGCTTTTTGACGCAGCAGCAGACGTACAGCCTGTTGCACAATCAATGCCTGGTTCATCGGTCACGTTCACGATTTTCTCGGAACTTGCTGATGCAACTTCAACACTCAGCGAAACGGTTGACCTTACGCCAACAACAATGGCTGACAGTCAAGTGTCCGTAACTCTTGCTGAATATGGCAACACAGTAAACACCACAGCCAAACTGCGTGGAACTTCGTTCCTTGACGTTGATGCTGTAGCAGCAAACCTCATTGGTTACAACGCAGGATCGTCAATCGATACTGTTGTTGCTAACGTTTTGAAGGCTGCAACAAACGTTGTTTACGGTGGTGGTGGCGCAACCACACCAACATCAAACGGCACAGTCGCTGCGGAAGATATCGTTGAAGCCAACGATATTCGTATCGTTACCGCACAATTGCGTGGTGCAAAAGCTCAGTCATTCAACGGAATGTACATGGCTTTCATCCACCCAGACGTGTCGTACGATCTTCGTCGTGAAACCGGCGCAGCTTCGTGGCGTGATCCACACGTTTACAGCAACATTGGGCCAATCTACAATGGCGAAATCGGTGCGTTTGAAGCCGTTCGTTTCATTGAGACTCCTCGCGCTCCAATTGATTTGACTGGTGGTGCAGGCGGCACAGTTGACTTGTACTCAACAATCATCATGGGTCGTCAATCATTGGCGAAAGCACACTCGATCACAGACGGCAATGGAGCATATCCAAAAGTTGTGCGTGGTCCAGTAGTTGATTCGTTGATGCGTTTCAATCCGGTTGGTTGGTACTGGTTGGGCGGCTACGGAATTTTCCGTCAAGCAGCTATCCGCGTTATCAACTCATCGTCTTCACTTGGCGGTGTGTAATCTCCGTTAGTTGAAGTAAGTTCACAAAATGTAGGGTCAGGCAGTTACCCCCTTCTGCTTGGCCCTACTTTTGTGTTAGGATTTGTTTTATGCCAACGTTTACTCCACCTACCGATGAATTGGTGCGTTGGGCTGATCCGTTTGATACATCAGTAGAGCATCGTTTATTTAGGTATTTGCGACCCGGAGAACGTGGACGTAACGTATATAAATTGACCGACAATAGTTACACCGAAAATCAACCTGGGGATATGACAACTGTGGCTATTACTTATTATGGGGGCCATGAGAACGTTGTTTCTGATGCTGAAGCTGCATCCTTAACCGCGGCAGGATATGGTAGTTATATATCATGAGTTTTCAAAAAGAGATAAATCGTCTTGCTAATACTGATGGCTTAGAAACGCAACGTGCCGCAAACGTTTTAGCAGGGACTACTGGCAAAGAATTATTGTATGCACTAAACGTTATTGCCGGTACTGTCAATAAAGAATTTAACCGCGTCGTGCAACTTATTGCTTTGGGGAATGGTGGCGATGACACCAAAGATGCAAATATTTCTTTTGATGATCTTGAATTTGGGTCAATTATAATTGGCGGTTTTGATACAACAATTCGCGCTTTTAGCCAAGGCTTCACCGATGGCGCTGCCTATTTTGATGGCGGTG